AAGTAATGATTGTTGATTGCTTTCCATTTTTTGCTCCTACTGGAGTTGAACTCTTAAAACTTAGAGTTAATCTTTTAAAAGATGTAGTGGATAAGTTTATTATTGTTGAGTCTAATAAAACACACAGCGGTAAACCAGTTGAACGTAAATTTTTAGAGATTGCACGCCAGCAAGGTTTACCAATGGAAAAAATCCATTATGTTGAACACGATATTGCTGAACAAGAAGACTTAGTAATTGAAAAGGTTGATAGGATTAATGCTGGTGCAAATAGAGACAGTGAAAACTCTTTATATGCTAGGGTACGTGAGCGTTTACAAAAAGACGCTGTTATGCAAGCCATGGATAACTTTAATGACAACGACGTATTCATATATGGTGATGCAGATGAAATCATTAAACCAGAAAATGTTAAATGGGTTGCTCAGATGTGCAGGAATAATCCAGAAATTATTCTTAAAATACCATTAGCATATTTGCAAGGTCGCGCAGATTTACGAGCATTTAATACTGATGGCAGCCACGTAGTTTGGTGGAAAGCCATGTTCTTTGCAACTAAGTTTCAGATTATGAAAACGTCTGTAAACAGAATACGTTGTGGGTCAATGCATTATCCTGTTCGTTGGCCTACTCATCAAAACAAAATCATTCAAGATATGGGTTGGCATTTCGCATGGATGGGTGGAGCTGAAACGCGAAAAGTTAAAGCCGACTCTTTTGCTCATGCCTTTGACTCTTTTAAATGGATGGAAGATATTAGAGGTTATAGTGAATACTCTAAACTTGACGAGAGTCTAATGGAAGAAGGTCCTGCGCCAGATGGTAATAACACACATATCTTAAAAAGATTTCCAATTGATAAATTACCAGCATTGGCACTTGAAGATCCTGAGATTAGAGAATTCTTATTGCCTACAACCAAATTAGACAAAGACTTTCAATTTAATAAATGTAATTGTTTTTGGTGTCAAAAGCTTAAGTTCCCATTAATGTATAACCTTGATGGTAAACGAAATTGGTTTGAAATACCAAGAAGCTGCAGTGTAACAGTTAAAGAAACATTCCCAGATCGTAAACAGGTATTTAGAGATACTGATGAATACGATGATGCACGAGGCAGACCTCTTGTTGTATATTCAGATCCTGTTGAAAGGTTCGTTTCATGTATTAATGCATATGTTACTGAAAAGCAAAGATATTATCATTATGGTGAAGATATATTTTCTACCTTTGGAGTTGAACTAAGTAAATGTACTAAACAGGAAAAGATTGACTACTTCTTTGCTAATTTACATAAAATTGGTTCAGCACATCAATTACATCATTTCCACCCACAGGCATGGTTTATTGATATTGATAAATTCGTTGGATTTACGGTAATTAAAAAGCATGACGTTTGCAGCCACTTTGGAATAACACAGAAGCTAAATCAAACTAAAAAAGAAATCACTGCTGATGATTTTAGTGAAGAGCAAATCGCGTTTATTAAAAAGGTTTACCAAATAGACTACGATTTTTACGAGAAATACGGTAATGAAAGTTAAGGCAGGCAGTGCTAGTATAGACATATTAAGACTTGAAATTAAAGATTTAAATAGAGAAATTAATGAGTTATACAAAGAACATGATATAATAAAGAATCAAAATATGATGTTACTTGAAGTACTATCGGATCTGACTGGCGACGAGAGTTATTGGTCAGATGAAGCCAAAAAGTCAGGCTTGATATTTAAACTAACAAACGTTTTAACTCAAATAAAAAGTAACTTTGGACACAATTAACTATTGACATAGCGTATAGAATCAGTTATATTAGAATCAACAAATATAAAAACTGAGGCAAAAACTATGAAACTTAAAACAGCAATTTGTGCACTTCTTATTAATACCACTGCGTTTGCAGGATTTATTCAATTGGGCTCCGAATTAAAGGCTCAGGAGGTTGATGCAGCATTAGCTGAGTTCCACGCAGATGAACTTGAGTGTATGGCTCTAAACATCTATTATGAGACCAGAGCGTCTTCACTTATTGACGCAGTATCAGTATCTGATGTGGTATTAAACCGTGTTGAAAGTTCACGTTATCCAAATACAGTTTGTGGTGTAGTACAAGACGGTTATAAACCTAATCGTGTGACATGCCAGTTTTCTTGGTACTGTGATGGTAAGTCAGATGTACCACAGGATGATGAGTCTTGGGAAAAGTCACGTAAACATGCTCGTGATATGTATGTACACCAAACACATCGTGGCATTACAGAAAGCGCAACACACTACCACGCTACATACGTATCGCCATACTGGGCACCTTCTATGCATAGAGTAGCACGTATGGGTTCACATATTTTTTATAGAGAAGACTAATATGGTACAAATTAAAGCATATTATGGGAATGTAAAAGTTAATAAATACTTCGCGTGCCAAATTGACGCGCAAGAATATCGAGAATGGCTTGACGCAAGATATGCTAAAGTCATTTGGATAAATCACTAAGGAGAATACAAATGTCAGAAGATAACGACGAACGTTATGTCGTGACTACTGTGGTGTCTACACATCGCATGCGTTACCTCGTACCTATGAGTGCGTTGGAAGAAGACGGAAAAGTTCCATCAATCGCAGAAGCTATTGAATGGACAAACGACTCAGTAACTATGGAAGAAGTTAAAGAATTTTCGCAACACTGGTTAGGTGAGCAAATTCTAGACACGTTTATTTTAGATGAAGAACGTGTATTACAATTATGGGACAGAGATAATCCCCACATGGTAGAAGGTGTTTCAAAAGAAGAAAAGCTTAAACTAATTCATAATTGGAAAGAGGTTCGTGAATAATCACGAATATTTGCCAGATTGTTGGGTTCTGATAAAGGTTACGAAGGAACAAGGATCCCACTACAGAGTACTCGCAGGGTTTAACGAAAAACCTAGAAATAGCGACGATTGGAGAATAAGCAACGATATTACGTCAATAGATTGTATAGATAATGTATATCATTTTAATTGTTCATCAGGATCATTATACATGTGTCGTAAATCGGAATATAATTTAACAAAGAAGATTGACCACGTTTGGAAAGCATTACAAAATCAAAAACCAAACGAGGTAGAATTAATGAAGAGCCATCCTAATTGGCTAAAATATGAATGGACTTATATGGAATGAAAATTGTAATATGTGGTCATGGTTTTGTTGGTAAGGCTCACGGGCTATTTTTATCAACAGACCATGATATTAAAGTTTGGGATCCGCAATTAGGTTATAAAGATAAATCAGTATTTAAAAATGCTGATGCCGTGATTATTGCAGTGTCAACGCCAGAAGGCGAAGATGGCATGTGTGATATGAATAACGTATATAAATGTTTAGAATTGTGTAACGATGTTCCCATATTAATAAAATCAACTATCAGCATAGAAGGCTGGAGATTACTCAACCGTGGATATGGTAATAGACAAATAACGTTTTCACCAGAATACTTACGAGCAGCTCATGCCTTTGAAGATTTCAGAAAGCACTCGTCAATTTCTATTGGCGGTGGCGATACTGGTTTTTGGCTTGAGGTATTATCCAATTCGTTAAATGTACGTGTTGATGTTAAAGATCCTGAAGTTTTAATTTTGACTAAATATTTTAGAAACGCGTTCTTAGCAACAAAGGTGGCGTTTTTCAATCAGATATATGATATGGCAAAAAATGCTGGTGTTGAACCAAATGAACTATTAATGAATGTTAGTGACGATCCACGTATCGGTAAAAGCCATACATACGTTAATGAAGATGATCGTGGATTTGGAGGGCACTGTTTCCCTAAGGATACAAATGCCATTGTGTATAGCGCAAATAAATCTGGTTATGATTTAAGCATTATACGCAAAGCAATAAGTTATAATAAAGGAATACGTGAATGATTGTTGGTTTCACGGCATCAGCATTTGATTTGCTCCACGCTGGGCATGTTCAAATGTTGAGAGAAGCGAAAGAGCAATGCGACTATTTACTATGTGGTTTACAAATGGATCCTGCAACGGATCGTTCTCACAAGAATGCTCCTATCCAAAGTATTGTTGAAAGATACACGCAATTAAAAGCTGTAAGTTATGTTGACGAAATCATTCCGTATTTGACAGAATCAGATTTATGTGATATATTATCAATGTACCATATAGATATACGAATTCTTGGCGAAGAATATAAAACGCAAGATTTTACCGGTAAAGACATTTGTAGGTCTCGTGGTATAGAATTATATTTTAATAAAAGAGATCATCGGTTTAGTACGAGTGATCTAAGAAAGAGAGTATGTAATGACTGAAGGACCATTTAAAAGTGCGTTTGACGCAGATACTAACGGTGTTATTCGTAGAGAAATTGTAACCTATCGTGTTAAGAATGGAATTATGACTAAAGAAAGCGCAACCCGCGATTACTATGGTGATAACGATTATAACGACAGCATATCGTCACAACCTCTGGTGCAAAGATGATTGAAAAACGCGAACCATATGATGTCAACAAAGTAATGCAAGAAGACTTAAAATTAATTGATGTTATGCAAGTATTGGCTAATGAAGAAACAAATCCAATTGCGAAAAAGACATTGAAAAAAGTAATCGGCAGACTTATTGATTTAACTAGCAAAGCACATACTCGTGGTCATTGGACTGGTAGCGAATAGTGAGTTTTATTTGGGCACTTACGGTTATCACTACGGTTTCTGCTGAAGTAAATAACTATTCTTATATCAAAGAATATGACGATCGTACTAAATGCGAAATAAATAAAGCTGTGTTTATTGTTAATTATAGACCATTTAATAATAACGAACAAGTAAAGTGTGTAATTGTTTATGAGTAAAATATTGGGTTTAAGCGAAGGATTTCACGACGCTGGCGCAACATTGATACAAGATGGAAATATACTATCAGCCACCCATGCTGAAAGAATAAGTCGTGTTAAAAACGATAGATGGTTACACTACACTCAAATAGATGATGCCGATACCACTGCCTTTTATGAAAAGGATTGGTTGAAAAGAACACGACAAATATATGCTGGTCAACCTTATGCAAAGCCACGTATTAAAACTGATGTTTCTTTTTACCATCATCAATCGCATGCCGCTGCAGGTTTCTATACTTCAAAGTTTGACGAATGCAACATATTGGTTGTTGATGCCATTGGCGAATGGGACACTGTTTCTGTTTGGAAAGGTTGGACTAAAAACGATAAACCTCAAATGAAAAAGATTAAATCATTTAAATATCCGTACTCAATTGGATTGTTTTATTCAGCAATTACAAAGTACTTAGGTTTAAGACCGATGGAAGATGAATATATAACAATGGGTATGGCAGCCTTTGGTTTTCCAACTGAAACGTTATTAATGGAAAATATATTAGAAAATGTTAATTGTCATAAAGGTTTGCCTGATATTCCAGAGTTACGTTATATAAGTAAAGAGAATTTGGCGTCCTCTGCTCAGAGTGTGGTCGAAGCCAAACTTACTAATTTAGTATTAAAACACTGCCCTTCTCGTAATCTCGTTATGATGGGTGGCGTGGCTCTTAATTGTGTTGCTAATAGTAAAATAGCAGGACTAGGTAAAAATATTTGGATTATGCCAAACCCAGGTGATTGTGGATCGTCTCTTGGTGCTGCAGCGTTAGCATATGGTAAAAAGTTAAATTGGGTTGATCCATACCTTGGAACGGATATAAAAAATGATATTAAAATTAAAGAAGTTGTTAGCCATCTTATTGACCATAGTTATTGTGGTATTGCAAATGGTCGTAGTGAGTTTGGCCCTCGTGCCCTTGGCAATCGTAGCCTTATCGCTGACCCTAGACGAGATATTAAGGACACTATTAATCAAGTTAAACGGCGCCAACAGTTTCGACCCTTTGGACCTGCGATCTTGGAAGAATACGCTTATGAATATTTCAAAGGACCAATGAACGAGTATATGCAATTCGTGGCAAAGGCAAAGCATGATTATAAATCAGTAACACATGTTGATGGCACTGCACGAGTTCAAATAGTTAAACCAAATTGTAAATCTATAATAAGACCAATCCTTGAAGAATGGTATGAGCAAACTAAATGCCCAATGTTATTAAACACAAGCTTAAATATTAAAGGTCAGCCAATGGTTGATACGTGGAAAGATGCTCTAAAATTTCAAAAGGAATATAATGTCAAAGTCTTCTAAGTACATTTTAGCTGCTGGGTGTAGTTTTACCGATAAAGACTTTAAGTCTACAATACACAAAGACTATGACACATCGTATCCAAAATGGCCTGAGATATTTGGCGAATACCAAGGCATGGATGTAGTTAATCTTGGTAAATCTGGTGTTGGTAATGATTACATTTGTAACGTATTAACTAAGCGTATTCTTGAAGATCAAAAAAATATAGACACTGTTGTCGTAGGTTGGTCAGAAGTGTATAGGTATGGAATGTTTGGTGGTAACTACCGATTAAATCCAATAACCGCGTTATACAGACCTGACCGCAAACAAGATCCATGGCAAGAAGCATCACGCCCTATGTTTGAGCTTATGTTTGATGGAGATTTGCTAAAGAAATCACATAATGTTAATGATATGAATAATCTAGCAGTATGGATGTTAAGTAGTTGGTTGGAATCCATGTGGCAAATCCAAGAACTTTGTAAGGTGTTAAATATAAAATATATTCAAACTAAGCTTTGTGGCAGTATTACGCTTGCTAAATTCAGACAAATAGAAAATTCTTTTTCTGAACCGCTTGGGTTTACAGAAAAGGAATGGCACGTTCAATTTGGTAGGATTAAAACTCTTTTTGAACTTGACAGAAGCCACTACATAGGGTATCCATTTCTAAACACATTTAATGGTTTTTGTCTTCAAGATAAACTTATTAGTGAGTTAACTATAAGTAATGGAGACGCGCATCCAAACGCTGAAGGTCATGAATTTATAGGAAGGAAGTTCTATGAACACTATACAAAAATTTATCCTTAAGTTAAAGTTTAAATTTATTATTTTTAAAATGAGATTTACAAAGCACGAAACAGAGGCTGATAAGAGTGAGGGGTTTATATATGAAAGAGACGAAGATTAGATATATTTTTGATGTTGATGGTACACTTACGCCAAGCCGACAAAAGATGGATCCTAAATTTAAACATTTCTTTTTAAAGTTTATAGAAACGAATAAGGTATGGTTGGTAACAGGATCTGACTATGCCAAAACAAAAGAGCAGCTTGGCGCAGACATTACTGAAAACGTAGTTACTTGCTACAATTGCAGTGGATCCGAAACAAGGCATCGTGGTAAAATTGTCAATGCTTCAAGTTGGACATTACCTGACGGAGCGAGATCTTGGCTTGATACACAGCTTTTATTATCAGATTTTAAATTACGTACAGGCAATCATATTGAAGAACGTCGTGGTTGTGTTAATTACAGTATCGTTGGTAGAAACGCTACGTTTAAGGAACGCAATGAATATATTGAATATGATAAGAAATACAAAGAAAGAAGTAATATCGCCAATACATTTAATTATATTTTTGGTAAAGAATCACTAGGTTTGCATGCAGCGATTGGCGGCGAGACTGGTTTGGATATATATCCTATAGGTAAAGATAAATCGCAAATACTTGACGACTTCGACGAAGATGATAACATTCATTTCTTTGGAGACAAAATGGATATGAGCGGTAACGATTATCCACTAGCACGAGCAAATAAAGCAGGAACCAATCACCACGTAAAAGATTGGCAACACACATTTAAAATATTGAGGAGTTTATAAATGTTTACAATAGAAATGGATTGGGATGAAACAGCAATCACCGTATTAGACCAAACAGGCGAAAATGAAGATGTACAATTTTTGATATATGATGACATAGCATATATACGTCAATTTGATAACGACACAAATAGGTTTAGTATAATCACAATGTCACCAGACCAAATTGGAGAAATCATAGCTTCAATGAACTTGCCAGAAGGCGCATATTTAATGGGAGAAACGCGATGATTTTGATATATGGGACACCAACCTGTGGATATTGTTTAAGGGCTAAAAAGTTAGCAGCGCGGTACGACTTACTACATGAATATAAAGATATTACATACTCTGCTAATAGAGATGAAATGATTAACCGCCTTGGTAAAAATGCTAAAACAGTTCCTCAAATTTTTTGGTATGGAAAACATATTGGTGGTTATAATGAGTTTGCTAGTGAAGTAGAAAATACACGCAATTATGGTGATGGTGATTTAAGCTAAATTAATTTCGTATGAAATGAAATTAACTATTGACATTCCTACATTTAGTTGGTATATTAGAATCAACAAATAAAGGAATACTAAAATGCATAAAACGTTATCAAATAAAATCGAATTAATTGCTGAAATTTTACTTTTCAACTGTGAGTCAACATGGAATGAAGTAAAACCATCGCTTGAAAAAATGTCAATCGTAGCTTTACAAGATCACTTGTTTTATGACCTTACTGAAGGTACTATGTACACTTATACATACACAGGAGAATTAGCATAATGTCTTATACATTTTCTACTGAAATCTTTTCAGACCTTCATAAAGATGCTTTTGGTTACCGTCCAAGTAGTGTCCACCCTTTTTACTCTTCAGATGATGCCAGCAAACAAGAATGCTGGGATTACACTATCGAGCGATTAGAAGCTCGTGAGCTTGAAGAAAAAGAAGCTGAAGCTGAAGCCGTTAAACAATTTAAGATAGATATGTTTAGTATCAACTCAATGGATACAAATGAGCAAGCCTTAGCTCGAATGGTAAATGTTGATACTTTAGAGCATGACCAAGCTATTGAGCATTGGGTATGGTCTTTTGGAATTCTATTCACACCATTCGGTAAAGAAATTGTTGAAACTTTAAAAAATATGAAATTAAAATGAAATTAACTATTGACATTCCTGTTTATATTTGGTATATTAGAATCAACAAATAAAGGAATATATAATATGTCAAATTTTAACGTATATCAAGTAGATGGTTCTCACGATGGTCCATTAGGAATTTATTCATCTAAGAAAAAAGCATTAGCAGCGGCTATTGCATATGTTCAGTCAAATGGTGATGATAACTACGATATTGATGATGTTAGTTGGAATACTATAACAACAATTTCAAATGATGATAACTCAGCTGACGTAATTCAGTGGGGAGTAAAATAATGTCTTATCAAATGACTAATTTAAATACGATGCAATTTATTACTGAGGACGTTGTGTTCTCTTTCCAAAAAGCAATCGCAAATAAAAATAACTTAGAACAAAAATTTGGTTCAACAAACTTTTGGAACTTTGTTTCAGCTGATATGCATATGGATCTAAAAAAGAGATATGATACAAAGTACATTGATGAGTCTTTTGACTTTTTGACTGAGTGTGAAATAGAAGACCGTAGGGTTGAAGCCTACTGGTAGTAGGATATAAAATGGTTAGAGTTGTACACTACGTTGGTATGACTGAAGAAAAGTATCAACGCGCACGTAGGGTCTTTGGAGGTCCTGCGTATTTCCACCGTAGAATGGACGACAGAGTATTTTCTGAAGTTGGTCCAGAAGACATGGTGGTTTTTGATGATGAGAGACGTTGTCCTTATGTGTGGGATGCGTCTGCAGTTCCGAGGAGATATACAGAATGAGTATGCATATGATACGTGGAGTTCAAGTCCACGGCAAGATGAAAAAGAAACTAACACCAAAGGATCGTTTGGCTGCAATCGAGCACGAGAAGTTCCTTAAGAAAATGGGTGTTGGTAAAACTAAAGCTCGGAATACAAATACAATTCCAGACTATTCATCTAATAATAAAGTCGAGCTCAGCAATAAAATTGCTGGGAACGGCACTGCTAAAGAAAGCACTCAATATACTGGTGATTATATCATTGGTATTGGTCAGATGCATAAAAGTAATGGTGTTCCTATTACACGTAAAGAAGATGCCGTTGCCATCGCAAACATGAGGAGATGATATGAAAACAACATGGGTAGATCCACCTAAAGGATGGAAATATGGTTTTCCAAAATCATTACCAAATCCGTTACCAGAACCTTGGAGTTTAAATCTATGGCTAATGTCAGAGGGTTATCCAATGGCAGAGTTTGCTAACTTTGGTGATAACTTCAATGATTACGTGAGAGTGTGGTATACATATGACTGGCAAGATTGATTTAGACAAAGTTACTCGAGTTGAAGTAATTGATAATAAAGGAAGGTCATATGCCAAACATAATGTTGAACGCGTATGGCTTTCCTTGCAAGATGATAACCAAACCTTAAAGGTAATGGTCACATATGAAGACGAAGAGGAAATCTGTATAGATTGATAAATAGCTCTATTACTATGGAGTTATTACATGTGGCACTACAAGGGTGAGGAATTCACCTCTGAAATGATTGGTGATTATATTGGATTTGTTTATATAATCACTGATGGTTCAAACGATAAAAAATATATCGGTAAAAAGATTTTCAAATCAAAAAGAAAACTTAAACCTTTGAAGGGTAAGACTCGACGAAGGACCAAGATAGTTGAGTCAGATTGGCAAAAGTACTATGGTTCATCAGAAGAAGTCAAACTTATGGTTGAAGAAAAAGGTACAGACAACTTTTACCGAGAGATAATCCACCTTTGTGATAAAAAAGGCGAAATGGGTTACCTTGAACTTTATGAGCAAATTACACGACATGCTTTACTTGACGATTCATTTTATAATGGTATATGTCAAGCCAAAATCCACAGAAGCCACGTTAAAGGATTAAAATGGCTTATGGACAAAAATAATAGTTGACATTTCATAATACTTGGTTTATATTGGTAGTATACTAAGAATCATTCCATGGAGCATATTATGATCATCAAACGTTCATCAGCATATAGCGGCAAAGTTCGCCAAAAGAATATACCTGTAGATCCTCAAGACTGGGCAATGTACCAAGGCGGTTACGCATCTATCCACGAGGTTATGCCTTATCTTACAAATGAAGACCGCGAGTTTATTTTGTCAGGTATGGTACCTTCTGAATGGAAAGAAGCATGTGCTGAAATTAACGCAATCGTGGAAGACACATTCGCATGATAGTTTTATTTAATGGTCCTCCTCAGTCAGGTAAAGATGCTGCAGCCGACTACTTTAAAGCAAAAGGTTGGAAACATCTTTCGTTTAAATACCAATTATATAAAGAAACATGCAAATACTTTGGATGTGATTACGAATGGTTTATGGAAAGATATGATGATCGTTCCGTTAAAGAAGTTCCTCATATGGATCTTGGTCATATGTCTTGCCGTGAAGCAATGATATACGTATCGGAAAAAATTGTAAAGCCTAAACGTGGTTTAGATTACTTTGGAAAACAAGTTGCTAATGAAATTGATTTGAATAAAAATTACGCAATTTCTGATGGTGGTTTTGTTGATGAACTTATACCTATTATAAATAAAATTGGAGATAACAATTTCGTACTTGTTCAACTTACACGAGATGGCTGTGATTATTCTACTGACTCTCGAAGATATTTTGATGGCGATGTCCAACAGGAATACATAAATTCCCATCGTACAGAAATAAACAAAAAGTATGTGTTACCTCATAAGTTTAATGTAAAGACTTACAGGATTCACAACAACTCTACTATTGAATCATTTCATTCAGTGTTAGAACAGATACATAAGAAGGAATTTTATGGAAGAGGAGCGAAATGCGAAGCAGCCTAAACCAAAGCCAACTCTTAAGCCGATATTTTACGAAAACCCTTACGACATAGAAACGTTTTTTGAAGGTATGAATATCGCAATAGAGCATGGAAAAGAGTTTCAATATGTTGATAGATTTATTACTCATATGAGAATAGATCCGATGCAAGACACTGCAGATATATCTTTTAAGGTTTTAAACCACGATTTAAAATTATTAGATTTCTCTGACTAAGTATAAATAAAATAGTTGACAATGAAAAGGAATACATTATGGAAATCAACAAAGAACAAGCAATCGCACAATTAGTCGCAGGACCATGTGATATTGTATTTACAAAAAAGAATGGTGACAAGCGCGAAATGCGTTGTACACTCGAAGCTTCAATGCTTCCTCCTCAGCTTCCACTTGAAGAAGGTCAGGAAAAACAAAAACGTACAGTTAACCCAGATGTCCTAGCAGTGTTTGATCTTGAAGCACAAGGCTGGCGTTCATTCCGATGGGATAGCCTACAATCAATCAATACATAATTTGGAGCTAACATATGAGTATGATTCATAAAGGTCATATCGTCGAGTCAGAACTATCTAAAAACTCAAAAGGCGGTACTGAAATGATGCGCAAACGCGTACTCGATAACGTTAATTCTGAATTGCTATCAAACGTAGCAATTCATTTTTCACGTCCACGGGAAATCCCTACAGATGTAAAAAACATCATGTATTGCCACGATCTTGCTGAAGATCCAGAAAACAATATTTTAAAAGATGGCGGTTGGAAAACATTCGACCATTTTGTTTTCGTATCACAATGGCAGCGAGATCAATACATTACATATTATGGATTACCATACTCAAAATGTACAGTAATTCCAAATGCGGTAGAGAAAGAATTTTCTGCTCCAGAGAATATGAGTCACGAAGGTAAAGTACGATTTATTTACCATACAACACCACATCGTGGATTGGAATTACTATATCCAATCTTTGATGAACTCAGTAAACACCATAAAAATATCCATCTTGATGTTTATTCATCATTTGCAATTTATGGTTGGGCACAACGTGATGATCCGTATGTTGGATTATTTACAGAAATTCATAACCACCCAAATATGACATACCATGGATCAGTTCCAAACTCGGATATCATATCAGCATTAGAACAAGCTGATGTATTCTTATATCCAAACATTTGGAAAGAAACATCGTGTATTGCTCTTATTGAAGCAATTAAATGTGGTGTGTTATGTATCCATCCAAACTATGGTGCTTTAACAGAAGTATCAGGCGGTCAGACATTAATGTATGATTATAGTGAGGATAACAATGCGAATGCAAACGCTGCTTATAGTATTGCTGACCAAGTGTTAAACACACAAAAGGAAGATAACGAATTCCTTAAACGGTTTACTACAACAGATAGAGCATTCTTATCTAAGAATAGTATTCCTATTTTCGCGAATAACTGGAATAAACTATTGAAAGAACTAAATGGCTGATATTATAGAATTTCCAAAGGACAAGCAAAATAGTCCGCCGCAGTCCCAAGAAGAAGTTGCTGAAAAGCTGCTTGAATTTAAATTAGGACACGCGGACCAAATTTCAGAAGCACTTTGGCAATATGTATTAACAGAGCTCATTAGAGCTGGATGTATCTTTACCTCAGAAGGACCTGCAGAGACAAATAAACATTTTCCTGCAATGGTTTTAGTATTAGAGGCAATTAAATCACTTCACCTGTCAACGTACGGGATACATCACCCTTTACAAGACTTCGCTGGAGATTCAATTAATATTGATGATTATAGGGAAGAACAAGAAATAACCGTTGACATTGATGAAGATATAGATTAGAATGGATCTATAAATTAAACTATAACATGAGAAAACAAAATGGCTATACTAGTAGACTATAATCAGGTTATCTTAGCCTCGCTGTTCGCGAGTATCGGTAACCACCACAACATTGACATTGACGAGAATATCATTCGTCATATGTTTTTAAATTCAATACGACACAACCGTAAAAAGTTCCATAAAGACTTTGGTGAAATCGTAATTTGTGCTGATGGTAAAAATACATGGCGCAGAGAAGCATATCCTTATTATAAAGGTAACCGTAAAAAATCACGCGATGAGTCTGATTTAGATTGGAATAACCTTTTTAGTATTATGAATACTATTCGTGATGAACTCAAAGAATACTTTCCTTATAAAGTAATTCATATTGACCATTGTGAAGCCGATGATATTATCGGTACTATTATTCATGACAATGGAACAGAATTGAATATGGGGTCAGAACCTTACTTGGTTCTATCAGCTGATAAAGATTTCATTCAGCTTCAGACATACGCCAATGTTCAGCAATTTGATCCAATTCGCAAACGTTGGATTAAAAACGATAACCCATCTATGTACCTTGAAGAACATATTCTAAAAGGCGATACTGGTGATGGTGTACCAAATATCTTATCACCAGATAACTGTTTGGCAATTGGTCAACGGCAAAAGCCAATGACTCAAAAACGTCTTGCTCAATATAGAGGTGGCACAGAAGAAATGGATGAGGAAACTCTACGTCGTTTTCATAGAAATAAAATGATGATTGACCTTACTCAAATTCCTCAGAAACTCCAAGAGCAAATTCGTGCAGAATATAACCAAGAGAAAGATGTTGGACGGTCTCAACTGTTTAACTTCTTTGTTCAGAAAAAACTTAAAAACTTAGTTTCAGATATACAGGATTTCTAATGGCAATACGTAGATCAATTTCAGAAATAATTAACCACTGCTCTACTATTAAAAGTAAGAGTGACAAAGTTGCGTGGCTGCAGGAAAACACCTCCCAACCATTGCAAGTTGTGTTAAAAAATATATATGATAGTAGAGTTGAATTTTTAATACCTGATACAGCCCCTCCTTGGACTCCTAATGAGTTTGAGGATGAGGCAAAATCATTACTATTCAGAGAAGCTCGAAGACTCAATATTTTTATTAAAGGTGGAGGATATGATAATTTAAACAAAATTAAACGAGAGACACTGTTCATTAGTTTACTTGAGGATTTAGACAATGATGATGCTAAATTATTAGCTAACCATATGATTTCTCAAAAACCAGTTAAAGGTTTGACTAAAGCAGTCGTTAACGAAGCATTTCCAAATTTAATAGAAGAATAAGATTTATGGCCAAAACATTTAGAAAATTCCGTGAAGATTACGATGATTGGGACGAGGTAGGCGATGACGATGTATCGTTGAAAGAACAACGCCTTAAAAATCGCAGAGATCGTAAGCGAAACAAAAGAGAAGAAAAGAATAAAACTTTTGATGAAAAAGTTGATATGAAACGAAAATAACTATTGACATTTGAGTTCTAATAGTGTATATTGATTCTATAAGGTAAACAAAAAGGAATCAATACTATGGGTACTTCATCAATGATCGGTTATATTAAAGAAGACGGTACAGTTGCTACTACATATTGTCACTATGATGGTTATGTAGAGTATAATGGCCGTCTTCTTTTAGATTCATTTAACACTCCAGAAAAAGCAAAAGAAGTTGCCGAAACAGGTTACCTTTCTGGTCTAAAAGCTGACTTAGAAATGTCTAAATCAGAGTCTGTTCACAAAGAAGAACCTTCAGTATATCTTACACCAAAATTGTTCATAGATAATGGCGACATAACACATGGCGCTCAGTATCTTTACCTTTACGATGGTGAAGATTGGTTGATTACTTCAACTGAAAATCTTGAAAACCGTAAGTGGTCATTAGTAGAAGATAAATTAAATTAAATGAAATTAACTATTGACATTCTCAATAGAATCAGTTATATTGTATATATCAAATGAAAACAAATAGGAAAAATAAAATGACAAAGACAATCACAAAATTCGACAAACCAACACTTCGCAATCTTCGTGTTGAAATGCAAGCATTGCTTGAGGCATATGGAGTTGAAACTAATTTGGAGATTTCTGTAGGAAACATGAGTTACTCAGATGCTGAAGTCAATATTAAAATCCAAGCAAAAGTAAAAGGTGCAGTTACTATGACTGACCGAATTCTTCAAATGGAAGTTGATCGTCTTGGTCTAAAAATGGTAAACTTTGCAGGTGATAAACTTGTATCGTATAAAACACGAGCTCAAAAATACTCATTTGTATATGAGTCTCACGGAAAATTGTATAAGACTGATGAGCGTGGTGTAAAAGCACGTTTCGCAGCTTAAGTTAAGAAAGAATATAATATGAAATTAAACGAAAAACTAATACTCGTTGATTGTGATGGGGTACTGCTTGATTGGCAGTACTCCTTCTATAAATGGATGGCTGAACGTGGTCATAATCCAGTTGCCGATGGTGTTTATGACATGGGTAAAGTCTTTGATATGTCATATGACGAAGCCAAAAAAATGTGTGAATATTTTAATTGTTCGGCTGCCATTGGTTGGTTAACACCTTTCCGAGATGCAGTGAAATATGTACGAAAGTTACATGAAGATCATGGCTTCGTATTTCATTGTATTACATCTCTGTCTACAGATAAATATGCTGGTAAACTACGGACTAAAAACCTTGAAGCAATCTTTGGTAAAAAGGTTTTTGAAGAAGTGATTTGCTTAGAATGTGGCGGTGACAAAGATGAAGCTTTAGAACCATACCGTGACTCAGGTTGCGCATGGATAGAAGATAAGTCAGAGAATGCAGACCTTGGTCTAAAACTTGGTTTAAACTCAATGCTCATAGAACACGAACATAATAAAGACTATGTTGGTAACGCTATTCAGGTTAAGAATTGGAAAGAGATTTACGAGCTTCTAGTATAGCAGACTGTGTTCTTCGTTTTATTCCAGATCTACCACGTCTAAAGCCATAAGGTTGAGTATTCTCAGTAACATATATGTTTTTAGTGCCATCAGTGTACCAACGTAATTGTTGTTCAGTGATAGCACTTCTTCCATACATGACGTTATTTTTACCTTTACGAGTTTCTGAATATAACCTTTTAGTTTCTTCGGAATGAGTTTTACCATAAAAGTTATTGTACTCACCTTCATAATTATGTTTATGTGATTGCTTAGCATCAGATGGTACTTCTAACATAGGCATTTCTTGCAATCCAATTACGAAAGGATCGGTTGGGTCTGGTGTATAAATATATTTGCTGGACATTAAAGCCTCCTTGGTTTGTTTAGTGAGTTGGGGATTGCCGTCCCGTGAACTCAATTAATTCTATTTATACAATGAG